TTCCCTCACCCTCGCCAAACTCAACTTTTACGTTGATATGTCCGTCTGGCTTTTTGTGGGAAAGCAGTACTACCGTCTCGACATGTGTATCACTGTCCAAACTCATTTCCATATCTTCCTCAATAATCGGAAGCTTGAATTTGATGGATTTGAGCCACTGACCGTTTGGCTGTCGTTCCTCATAGATATGGATTTCAGAAATCAGCGATTCCATAATCTGTCGCTTCTCCTGCTCGTCCATGACAGCGTACAGCTTTTCAAAATAAATCAGCACTTTGTAGATATTGTCAGCAGTGAGTTTTTCTGCTTCTATTGCCATTTTCTTTGCTCTGGCTTCAATCAACAGATTCTCCGTATCCTCTATCTTATCATACATTTTATAAAGGCGATCATCAAGGTCTGCTTTACGCTTGATGTAGTGCTTATCATCTGGGTCAAGGGTATCAATCTCATCAATCAAACGGGACTTCGTAGCATAGCTCTGACGAAGCTGTTTTTCATAATTGGCAATCTCCTGTTCAATGGCGGATGTATCTATCTTCATATTGATTTTTTGCTGCATCATCGCCGCAAACTTCGGATTGCTGACCAGTTTGATAATAACCTCTGCAACAGCACCGTCCAGCAATTCCTCATTGATTTGCTTCTTGTATTCACACTTATGACCACGGGTCATAGTGCGGTGTTTGCAGCCATAATAGAAGAAATCCTTATATTTCGTGCCGTCCGGCTTGTGCTTGATGCTTTTGTTGCCGTACATTCCGGCTCCGCAAATAGGACATTTAAGTAATCCGGTCAGCAGGTGTACCTTGTTGTCTTTACCGTTGTTGACCTTTTCATACTTCTTCGCCTGAGCAAGAAGTTTTACTTGGGCTTCATGCCAGAGTCCTTCTGATACAATGGCTTCATGCAGACCGTCAACTAACAGATAATTTTCCTGCTCCACAAGTCGGTAATCATTGCGAGTTCCATGTACCTTTTCTGTTCTTCTCCTGCCGTAAGCAATTTTACCACAGTAAACGGGATTTTTCAAAATTCTGCGAATCAGGGCTGCATCAAACAGAGGATTTTTTCCATTCTGCCGCTGAATTTTGTTGATACCGTGATTGGCAAGGTATTTCGCAAGTCCGTTAGCTCCTATATCGGTATGCACATACTGGTCAAAGATAATGCGGATTGCCTCGGCTTCTTCCTCGTTGATATACAGCATACCTTTTTCCAATTTGTATCCGTAGGGAGCAAAACCACCGTTCCATTTACCCTCACGAGCTTTCTGGATTCTGCCTTCCATCGTCTGAACACGGATATTCTCACGCTCAATCTCGGCAACCGCAGAAAGCACGGAAATCATCAGCTTACCGGCATCTTTGGAAGAATCAATGCCATCCTCCACACAAATCAGATTGACATCGAAATCTTGCATCACCTGTAAGGTAGACAGCACATCTGCCGCATTTCTGCCAAAACGTGATAACTTGAACACCAGCACATAGGACACGCCATCTTTACCGGACTTGATATCCTCCATCATGCGGTTAAATTCCAATCTGCCCTCAATGGACTTTCCCGATTTACCGGCATCCTCATATTCACCGACGATTTCAAAATCGTTGAACTCAGCATAGGCTTTCATTCTTGATTTCTGAGCATCCAAGGAGTAACCGTCTACCTGAACGGCAGTAGATACTCTCGTATAAATATATACTTTTGTTTTTTCTTTCATATCGCCATCCTCATTTGTGCCACAGCCTGTGGCATAATTCAGCTTTCATCGTCTGTTATTTTTTGCCGTCAGTTTTCTGTTCCAACATCTTTATCGAATTTAAATAATCATTTTCCACGTCGCTGAGCGTTCTTGTCTTATATTTTCGATATTCTCCAGTCGCTTTATCAACAGCCTGCTTATGAGTAATGCTTCCATTTCCAATTAAAAGCTGCTCTCCACTCATGGTAAGAATGCGATCCAGATGCTCTGCCCAGTCCTGCATCGTCATTGCCTGTTCACGCTCTGCCTGACGTTCCGCAAAATCCAGATACCCGGATACAAGTTGTCCCATAGCACGAAGCTCTTTCTCATTCAGATAGTTTTTCGCAACAATCGCTTCTTTGAGTGTCGGCTGATTACCGGCAAAGGTGGTAAGTCCCATGAACTCTTTTTCCGCATCCGCTCTTGTATAAATCACTTCTGCCGCAGTCTGTCCGTGAATGGCATAATGAATTTTATTCTGAACCTTTTTGAAAAAACGGATAGAGATTTCCGCTTTCGGGTCGTAGTCAATGCTGGTGGCATAGATTTCAAGCACCTGACGATAAAACACCTTTTCCGATGCACGGATGTCTCTGATTCTTTCAAGCAGTTCCTTGAAATATCCACCGCCGCCCAGATTTTTCAATCGTTCATCATCCAAAGCAAAACCTTTTTTCATGTATTCTTTGAGAATGTTAGTTGCCCAGATTCTGAACTGTGTGCCACGCTTGGATTTTACACGATAGCCGACAGAAATGATAACATCAAGATTATAGTAGTCAACCTGATAGGTTTTTCCATCTGCCGCAGTTGTTGCAAAATTTGCAACAACTGACTCTCGCTGCAGCTCGCCTTCGGAAAATACATTTTTTATATGTCTTGAAATAGTAGATTTATCTCTCTGGAACAACTCTGCCATCTGGTCAATGGATAACCACACGGTATCCTCATCAAATGTGGTTTCAATTTTTGTCAATCCATCTTCTGTTGTGTAAATAATCATATTGGATTTTTGATTCATATCATCATAATTGTTCACCGGAACACCTCATTTCTAATTGTGCAACGGGGTATTGCGCTTTTATTCTATGTAGCTCTATGCGTTGAGAACAGTAGCTCTCGCATAGAGTTTGGACACTTATTCCACGACTATTATATCATTGCTTTTCCATCAATTCAATAGTGTCACTGGGTTCTTCAGATGTGTTTTCTTCCTCCAAACAAGACGGCGGCTCTGGAAGATTATCAATATCCAGAACCGCCGCATATTTTTCTATTAAATTTGCAAGTAAATCGGCAAAACCATTCCATTTATCTGTCAATAGTGCTCTCCTTTCTTTTTCGTCCACGTTCCTGCGGAATGTCCTGTTTCTCTTTTCCTCTGGTCAAAACGGCATTAAGAAAAGCCCGTACCCTTTCAGGTGCGAGCTTGACAGCATCCAGATACGGCTGAGCCTGTTCCAGAAGTTTCTCATATCGTTTTTTCCATACCCCAGCATCTTTCTTGGCTGTTTCATATTTCTGCTGGTATTTTAATTTCTCCGCTTTTTCAGCAAAGCTGCTGACAGCATAATTTTTGAGAGTACGGCATTCATCGGGTGTCAAGACGATGTTCCCGGTAAAAGATTTCTTACCCATCGACTCCAGCTCCTGAACCGTCACCGCTATTCCGGTTGCCGCCTTAGTCTGTGCTTGCAGGGATTTAAGCTCCTGCTTTTTCTTCTCCGCAGCCTGTGTAGTATCGTCAAGCTGTGCTTCTTTCTGGTTCAGTTCCGCCGTCACAGCTTCCAGTCGCTGCTTTTCCTTTGCCACCTTAAACTGGGTCACAGTCAGATGTTCCTCGGTGCTGTCACGCTCTCCACGTTCCACATCGGTATATCCGGCAGCTCTCATGTGCTGAAAAAAATCATCCTGTAAAACAGAATAGGATTTTCGGAGAACAGGCTTACCATTGACTTGCAGAATTGGTTTTCCATCTTTGTCCACAGCAGGTTTGGACAGCCACTTTTTACTGCGGCTGACCTGCATAATGGTTTCCTTTACCGTTCCTCTGAGAGCTTCATCCTTGCAGCGTTTCGACCACAAAATCTGTTTCTCCACCACAGGGACATAGACCACATGAAGATGATAATGGAACACGTCCTTGCCAAGTGCTTCGGACATCGCCCGGTTAATCTCGTCAGCGTGCATGACTGCCGAGAGGATATACTGTTCACCGCCAACAATCTCCACAGCGGATTTATAGGCTTCCTCATAAAACTGTCTGGCGTATTCATAACCGCCGTGATTGTCGAAGTACGCAGAGTTCACATCAAAGACCATTTCGTTGAAATGGACGGCATCCGCCTTCAGACCTCTGGTGGAAATGATGTTGTCAGCTTTCATCTGCTCAAACATTTCAGCGTAGCTCCCGGTAGGTTCTTTGAAGTGTACGTTGAGGGAACTTCTTTCCGGGATAATATCTTCGTTACTGTATATTTCTTTTTCACGCTCATTGTGTGCCTGTGCATCTCCGATGTCATTATCTGTGACATCCATATTTCTTGCACAGGTACGGTCAACTCCGTCATTTCTTGCCATATTTTTCCTTCCTTTCTTTGGGATTTGCAGACAGGTAGCTTTGGAAAGGCACTTCTGCGGAAGTGTAATAACCCACTATGACACTTTCATCCATACTGGCTGCAAAGTGCCGTGGGCTCTCCCGAGGGGCTCTCCGAGGGTAATGCGGTCGCTGCGGCGACCTCTGCCGAACATCAGAAAGTTGTCTGCTCCTCTTTCCAATGTCCGGCACGGACGGCTGCTGTTTTGCGAAACCGCCCCGTCCGTTGACAGAAAAAAGACTGACTTTTTCCTGTCATTTGGGTACGTCACGAAGGTTTTATACAGGAGTGATTTACGCTCGTACGCTGTGTACGTACGTACCAAAAAATCAATCCCGCCATTCCTCCGGTACGTACGTACACGGCGAAACGTCGTAAAACCCATTTATATTCGGACGGGCTACGGCTTCAATTCCCATGAATCCCCACACCCTGCGCCCGGCAGAGTTTGTGATTTTGTTGGTGTGTTCCAGATTGTAGCGACTTAAATTTGCCACCACACTGTCACTAAAGCTGCGGGATTTCAGGGGCGGCAGAGAATTTTCCTCACACCACATCCGATAAATTTCGTACAGCTCCTTGGAGCTGATGGAAGCATCCGCTTTCAGCCGGATATAGCCCTCAGACTCCATGAAGTCGAAAATATTGTTGTTGTCACGCTTGACGGACTCTCGGTTGGTTTTGGTGCGCTCACTTTCCGTGAATTTGAAATTGTTGGCAACCAGACGCTGCAATCCCTCAAACGCCCAGAGGAAAATGCCCTCCACCTCAGCTTTCATCTTCTGGGCGAGGTCAGGGTCATCCATTCTTCCGGCAGGCTTTTCCTTTGTGGTCAGCACAAGCTGTCTGCGGTAGAAACCGTCACTTCGGTCATACAATGCCTGTAAATCTCCATTGGAGAAAGCCAGCAGACGGGCGAACATCCAGCCCTGATAGCTCTGTTTGCCCTTGCGCTCCAAATCCATTTTCCCTTGAGCTGTCACAATGGATTTCACATAATTGGTCTGGCGCAAGGCTTCCATTCGCATATCATCATCCACGCATAGGAGGATATGCTCCAGATCGGCACGGGCAAATCGGTTCTCAGAGATTTTACCAATGCTTCCGTCCTTCATGGAACTGCCCAGCATTTGCCCCAGCACCGCACCGATTTGGGATTTACCCTCGCCGCCATTGCCCTTAATGACCATCATCCTCTGTCCTTTATTGGAGGGAATCAGGCAATAGCCGATAAATTCCTGCAAGGTAGGGATGTCCTCCGGGTAAAGCAGACCATTCAGAAAGGAAAGCCACAGCACAGGTTTCGGAGTATCCGGGCGATAGAAAACCGGGAGCCTGTTTCTCACAATATCCGGCTTCCCCTCTGTAAAAGTGCCGTCCAGCATGAGCGTACCGTTTGCCAGATGAATCCTGTCCTGCTCCGGCGGGAAGTCCTCCACATGAGCCGCCAGCTTCATAATCTCAATGATGTTGCTGATTTTGCGGGGAATGTTGTTCACGGCACAATATTTCAATTCTTCAAAGATTTCGCCACGAAGCGGCAGGTCGTCCGTCACTCGACCATCAGGTGTGAAAAAAGCTCCGTTTGCAAAGATAATCTGACGGGTTCTCAGAAAATCTTCACAAAACAGAGCTTCATTGATACTCTTGCCGTCAAACCACATCGGCACATTCATCTCAAGCAATTTCCTGTTCTCTGACATGGCAGCGCACCTCCTTTTTCTGCTCGTCCAGTCGTGTTTGCATTCTTGCAATCGTTCCGTCTGTCAAAAGTTCCTTGACGGTATCAGTCCTTTCTTCCTGATCGCTCATAAGGAGCAAATCGTTCAGATACTCCACATATTCCAGCTTGTGGCAAGCTTCCACGAACCTCTCATCCGGCTCGTCCTCCGGTGCTTCGGGAGCATATCGCTCTTTCCAGTCCTCCAAAAGATGAAGATACCCGGACAGCACATTCATGCAGAAAAGCTCGTCCTGTTTCGACTGATTCACACGGGGACGGTACTTCTTTACCTGTGCCACCACGGACGGCGGCCTGTCCAGTCCGAAATCCGCAGCCAGTCTCTGCGCTGCTTCATAGGCAGACAGGTCAAGCAGCCTTGCCACAAAGTCAATCACATCTCCCTTGGCACCGCAGCCGAAGCAATAGAAGTAATCCTCGTTCAGCTTCAAGCTGGGGTGTCTGTCATCGTGGAAAGGGCAGCAAATCATCCCGGAGCGATTGATTTTCAGCCCGTAGTGTTCGGCGGCTTGCCTAACCGTGACCGCCGCCTTGACTGTTTCAAAAATGTTCATTTGCATAACCTCCTTGATTTTTCTCGATGATTTTTTCATCTGCCTGAATATACGCAGAAAAACGCTTTCAACCGAAAAATCAGGCACTTCCGCAAGCAAAGCAAAAAGCCGCCCCGAAAACTTGAAAAAATGCAAGTTTCGAGACGGCAGTGTTCACACAAAGTTGGTTGATATTGTTCCGTAAATAGAATATAATTGAAGTTAATATGAATCAGGAGGGATGATACAGAAATGAAATACCTGTCTACATTTGAAGTTGCCGAGAAATGGGGTATCTCTCCCCGAAGAGTTGGTATCCTCTGCAACAATGACCGCATACCGGGCGCACAGCGGGCAGGAAGCCGCTGGATCATCCCGGAGGACGCTGAAAAGCCGACAGATGCCCGCATTAAAAGCGGAAAATATATCAAACAGAAAACAGACAGAGGGGAGGAAGCATAATGGCTGATACTTATTTACCCGCCGATGTTCGGAAAAGAATCGTTGATGTAATGAGAGAACGCAAGATGACCCAGCGAGAACTGGCACTTCGGATTGATGTGAATGAAAGCACCATCAGCCGCTTCCTTAGCGGAAAGACCGAAAAGCTGAGCGAAGAAAGCGTTATCCGCATCGCCAGAGTGTTCAATGTGTCCACGGACTTTATCTTGGGTACGACCGTAATCCCGGATAAAAAGAACTACGATATTTCAGAACTGGGATTATCTGTTGAAGCTGCAAAGAATCTTTATACCGGAAAGGTCAACAATGATGTAGTCAACCGTCTGCTGGAAAATCCCCGCTTTGCCATGGTTACTTATATGATTGCACAGTATATGGATGATACCCTTGCAAGAGGATATGCCGCACAAAACCAGATGTTTGCTACCGTTGGCTCTCTGCTGTTGGGACAGAACCAAGCTCCCGAAGCAGTACAGGCAGCCCGAACCGCTATTGGAAAAACAGGCTTCCATTTCTGCTGACGAACCTTGTTTGCATGGCTGCGCTCACTGTATTTTTGCTGGTGTGCGGCAATTCGGCTTCCGCAGTAGTATTGATCCTGATCGTATGGGCATTGATTTTGCTGATGGGACTTGTCCTCACTTACTGGAAACGAAAGCGGCAGATGAAAAAACTTCTGGATATGGCGAAGCAGCTCTCCGAGAGATACCTTATTTCTGAAGTGATGGAACTGCCGGAACAGGCCGAGGATCAGGTTTACTATCAGATTTTGAAAATGGCTGGAAAATCCATGTTGGAGCAGATTGGGGAGGTCGAGCGGGAACGCCTGGAGTACAAGGAATACATTGAACAATGGATTCACGAAATCAAAACGCCCATTACTGCCATGAAACTCCTATGTGAAAACCATCGGACGAACTGGACAAAAGAACTTCTGCTGGAACTGGAAAAGACCAACCGCTTTACGGAACAGGCTCTTTATTATGCCCGCAGTGAGCATACAGAGAAAGATTATTCTGTCCGGGAAATGGCACTGTCCCAAGTGGTGCATCAGGCGATTGCAGATAACAAATATCTGCTGCTCCAAAGTGGTATGCGCCTGGAAGTGGAGGAAATGCAGGATACGGTTTATTCAGATGAAAAGTGGGTGCGTTTTATCCTAAATCAACTGATTGTCAATGCGGTCAAGTATCGTACGAAGCAGCCGGTTCTCCGCATTTCTACTCATAAACGGCAGGATCAGGTTGTCCTTGTCGTGGAGGACAATGGAATCGGGATTGCTGCGTCCGATCTGCCCCGTATCTTTGAAAAGGGATTTACCGGTCAGAATGGTCGTCTGATTCAGCAGTCCACGGGCATTGGTCTGTATCTGTGCAAACGGCTCTGTGAAAAGCTGGGCATTGGCATTACGGCGGAGTCGTCGGAACATGGCACAGCCATTTCCCTTTCTTTTCACATTAACTGTCTGATTCATGAAGTGCAGAACTGAAAAGCGTTCTGCACTTCTTACATTTTTGTTAGAACTTTGTAAGAAAACTTGATACAAACGAAGCCACTCTTATTTTACAATAGAGATCAGAGGTGATAACAATGAAAGAAATTTTGAAACTGGATCATATCCAAAAATATTACGGAAATGGCGGAAATGTTACAAAAGCAATTCAGGACATCAGCTTTTCCGTTCAAGAGGGAGAATTTGTAGGAATCATGGGAGCATCTGGCTCCGGCAAGACTACCCTGCTCAACTGTATTTCCACCATTGATACCGTCAGTGCGGGACATATCTATCTGGACGGAACCGATGTGACGGAAATCAACGAAAAACAGATTGCCCGGTTTCGTCGGGAGAATCTTGGATTTGTATTTCAGGATTTTAACCTGCTGGACACGCTGACCATTTCGGAAAACATAGCCCTGGCGCTGACCATCAACAAGGTTCCAGCAGGCGAGATTGATGGGCGGGTGCGGGAAATGGCCGGAAAGCTGAATATCACGGATATTCTGGACAAATACCCCTATCAGGTGTCCGGCGGCCAGAAGCAGCGGTGCGCCTGTGCCAGAGCCATTATCAATCAGCCTAAGCTGATTTTGGCGGATGAACCCACCGGTGCGTTAGACAGTCACTCGTCCCAGATGCTGCTCTCGACGATCCAGAGTATCAATGAAGATCTCGGAGCCACGATTCTGATGGTGACACACGATGCTTTCTCGGCAAGCTATGCCAATCGTATTCTCTTTATGAGGGACGGGGCAATCTTTACGGAAATCCGTAAGGGGGGTGATTCCCGCAGGACTTTCTTTGAAAAAATCCTGGATGTCCTTACCATGATGGGAGGGGGCACGAGCGATGTACGCTAAACTTATTTTCAAAAATGCAAAGCGGTCTGTGAAGGACTATTTGATTTATATTGTGACCATGACACTCTGTGTCACCCTGTTCTATGCGTTTTTGTCTATCAGCAGCACCCATTATCATCCGACCATTGGTGCGGAATATAATATTTCCCTGCTGGCTGGAGGTATGAAACTGGCAATTTGCGGGATTAGTTTGCTTTTGTTGTTTCTGATCCACTATGTCAATCGTTTCATGCTGAGAAAAAAGCAAAAGGAGTTTGCCGTTGAGGCAACCTTGGGAATGGAGCAAAAAACCATAGGCCTGCTCTTTTTTGGAGAGACTTTTTTCCTGCTCATATTCTCTGTGTCGGTGGGAATCCTTCTGGGGATGGTCGTTTCTCAGGTCATTACGGCTATGCTGCTTGCTTCTTTTGGGGAACCCTACGCTTTTTCTTGGTCGTTTTTCCCGGATACTGTGCTGTTGACCGTGGGCTTCTTTGTTGTTTGCCAGATTCTGGTTGGAGTCGGGAATGTCAGAATTCTCAACAAAAGCAGGATTATTGAGCTTATGACGGCAAACCGTCAGAATGAAAAACCGCTTCATAAAAGCAGATGGATGCCGATGATCTGTATTTTCTATGGCATTCTGCTGCTGTGGATGCTGGAGGTAGGTACTGTAAAATATCATTTTTACTTCGATTCCAGACATCCGCTTCCTGTAAAGCTCATGTATTGGGGGAATGTCCTTTTCCCTGCACTGACGCTGCTTTGGGCAATCGCAGGTGCTGTTTTACACAGAAAAATAGGGTTTTCCCGATATCTTTGCGGACTTCTGGCTGGTGCTGTATTGACCGCTATCCCGATTTTTTCCATCGCAGAACTGGAAAAAGCCTACTTCCTTGGATTTGACGCTCCAACTCTGAATCAATATTTGCTGTTTGGGGTTGCGGATATTTTGTTTATCATTTCCGCAGTCATGTATTTATCGAATGCGGCGCTCCTATACTGGAAGGAGTCTAAAGTGTCCCGCAAATATCATAATACGAGTTTATTTCTGTTTGGACAGCTTTCCTCTAAGCTGGCTACCAATACGAAAACGATGACGATCATTTGTGTGACCCTGACTTTTTCTATCTGCTTGTTTGTCATTGCGCCGGTTTTAACGGGATGGAGTCTGGGCTATTTGGACAGTCGGGCTGTCTATGATATTCAAATTTCAAGCCGCTACAACGATGTTTATGAAGTGGAAAATCTTCCGGATACAGACTATGGAGAAATTACTGCGTTCATAGAACAAAACAAAATAGCGATAAAGGACGATTTGACTTTTTCGGAATATCTTCCCAAGCAAAGCGACTTTCACCAGCGAGTAAAGTACAATTTTCCTCCCTTGGCGATCGCACTGAAGGATTATAACGCTGTTCGGAAAATGTTGGGATATGAACCTATTATCTTACAAACGGATGAATTTGCTACCCACTGGCATCGTGCAGCAGAGGACAAGGATATTGAAAACTACATTGCTGAGCATACCTTATTGGAAACTGACGCAGGCACCCTGAAACTCAGTGAGAACGCCGTGTTTCAGGAGCCTGTGGGGGAATCCATCTATAATCTTTATACAGATGTGGTGTATATCATACCTGACGAAATAGCGCAAGTCTTGCTTCCGGTACAGCGCAACCGATTTGTGATGACCCAATATCCGCTTCCCTTCAAAACGGCAGAAATGCTGGAACAGCTTCTTGGGCGTTCTTATCCAGAAGATCCTGATAAAGACAATCTGGCAGGATACAGTACAACTGTCCATACTACGGAAGTGAACCGTATAATCGCCCTTAACTTTATCCTAAAAGCGTCCTTGATCTATGGTGCAATTGTTCTGATGGTGATGTGTCTTACCGTGCTGGCTCTTCAGCAGCTCCTGGATGCAGAAAAAAACAACTACAGATTTTCGGTTCTGCGAAAAATGGGAGTGGAAGAGAAGGACCTGCATACTTTGGTTCTAAAACAGCTTGGTGTTTGGTTTGGGATGCCGATCACAGCGGCAATCGTTGTAGCAATTATTGTGATTGGCTATTTTCTTCAAAGTGTTTCTGCTGAAATCTCAGCTTATATTGGCTGCGGAGTCTTGATGGTACAAGTAGGGATTATCATTGGTATTCTTTTCTTACTGCTGATATGCTACTTCATAAGTACATGGATATTGTTTAAGCGGTCCATTTCGGAGAACTGATAAAGTCACAGTACAAAAAGGAAAAGCCGCCTGTATGAGCATTTGATATGCCCGCACAGGCGGCTTGCTTTATCTCTGGTAATCAGTCCAAAGGTTTATATTCTGTAACAGTTTTCAGGTATGTTTCCGGGTCGCCGTTGAGAACTAAATCTGCATAGGCTGCCGGATCGTTGTAAATCAGCCAGTCCAGCTCTGACCGCTGATATATATTATCGGCAACCTCATTCTCTACCGCAATCGTATCAATGGCAATCATGCTGCCATTTGCAAATTTCAGCTCCACACAGGCAGTATCCATATTGAACTCACAAGAAAGTAAACGCTTCATTTTGCCCTCCTTAGATCATGCCGAAGTGCTTGAGCGCCTCCTTGATTGCTTTTTCCTTATCGGGCGGGCATTGGGGCTGTTTTGCATCATCGGACTTCGGTTTGTTGTAATTTTCTCGCTCGATGATACCGCATTTCTGCTTCACCTGAGCGATATACAAGCTGCTGACCTTGAGTCCGGTATGCTCCAGCACATATTCCTTGATTTCCGAATAGGTGGCTTTCTTCTCTGCATCGGTGAGATCAAGTTCGTCCATGTGGATGTCTACCTCGATATGTTGCTTTGCATTAAGTTTGGACAATAAACATACCGTCTCGACCATTGTTTCATTTTCCAAGGGCAATTCTTTCACTTCTGTCCCATTCACTGGAACGGGGAAGTTGAAGATAATCTTCCTGATCCAGTTGCCATCCGGCTGCCTTTCCGGGAACAACTCGATTCGCTCGATAAATGCCCGCATAAATTCTTTTCGCTCCACCTCGGAGGCGGCTTCATAGACCTGATCGAACGCCAACAGTAAGCGATAGATGTTGTCGCCAGAAATTTTCTCCTGTCGGATACTCCGTATCTGGCTTTGCACATCGTCAATCTGGACTTCAATCTCATCTATTGCGCCATATTGCTCGTCATAGCGGCGCTGCAAATCAGAAATTTTCCGGTCATAATACGGGTCATTCACATCCAAACCGTCCATCTGCCGTTCCAGGCGGGCTTTTGTGCCTAACGTCTGCCGAAGCTGCGCTTGCAACGCTTCCAGCTGTTTCTCTAAGTCGTTCGTATCGACAGCGGAGCCAATTTTCGCCTTGATTGCATCCGCAAACCGTGGGTTGCTGACCATAGCGGAGATAATTGACGCTACCATGCGGTTCATCTCTGTCTGTTCAATGTTCAGCCGGAAAGTGCACTCGTGGCCTGTTGGCGTTACCGTATTCTTGCAGTAATAGTAATAGCGGGTCTTTTTGTCCTTGCTGTGGGCTTTTGCAATATTCCCGTACAGGCTTTTGCCGCAGCAAGGGCATTTCAGAATGCCGGACAGAATATGTGCATGGGTAGGATCGTTGACCTTCTCACGCCGATAAGCATTGACTTTCCGTTTCTCCTGCGCGAGATTCCAATCTTCTTCTGAAATGATAGCCTCATGCTTTCCCTCGTACACGGGGAACTCCGACTGCTCAACCACGTGCATCTCATTTCGGGTGCCGATCTTCTTCTCTGTCCGGCGTCTGCCATAGGCGATTTTCCCCATATATACCGGATTATCAATGATACTTTTCACAAAGCTGGCGGAAAAACCGGGAATAGTACCGTTCTGCCGCATCTTTTTCACAAAGCCCTGCCGGTTCAGATATTTCGCCACGCCGCTAACACCATCGTTGGTGTGAATATAGCGGTCAAAGATGGTGCGGATCACGTCCACTTCATCCTCAGCAATCAACAGTTCGCCTTTTTCAAGGCGGTATCCATAAGGGGCAAAGCCACCGTTCCATTTTCCTTCACGGGCTTTCTGCTCCCGTCCGGCCATCGTCTGGGTCCGAATATTCTCACGCTCTATCTCTGCCACCGCAGAAAGGACAGAAATCATCAGCTTGCCGGAATCTTTGGAACTGTCAATGCCGTCTTCCACACAAATCAGATTGACACCGAAATCCTGCATCAGCTGCAAGGAATTTAGCACGTCAGCGGCATTCCTGCCAAACCGGGACAACTTGAATACCAGTACATATTCCACTCCGTCTTTGCAGTCCTGAATGTCTTGCAGCATCCGCTGAAATTCATGTCTGCCCTGAATATTCTTACCGGAAAAGCCTTCGTCAGAATATTCACCGGCCACTACCATATCTTCGTATTCAGCGTATTTCCGCAGCTTGTCTCGCTGAGCATCCAGACTGTATCCGTCCACCTGCATGGAAGTAGATACCCGTGTGTAGAGATAGCATTTTGTTTTAGTTTTTTTCATGCAGGCCGCCCCTTTCTTCCATCTCTGAACATTCATCCGTAACTTTCTTCTTCGCCAGACCTTCATTCTGAATGTAGTACTCCAACAAACGGAGTACATATTCAGGCGCATGGCGGTTATCCAGTTCCCACTCTGTCACAGTCCGATAGGGAATCCGAAAATATTTACAAAATTCCTTGCGGTTCATGCCGGTGCTTTCCCGCAGTTCTTTTATTTTGGTTTTGCAGTCCATTTCATTTACCCCATAAAGCAAAATACACGTTGCGTATTTATTATAGCATACGCCAATCAAATACGCAACGTGTAAATTCAATTTACATCAAGCGGCTTTGTCAAATTCCTGATACACAGGAACGGGTTGCTTTCCTGATACCGCAGACTGTGTACAGCCATCCTTCGCAGTCTCCTGCATCTGCTCCAACAGCTGCGGCCCGTACTTCTGCAACAGCCGCGCCATCACATCAACACAGCGGTCAAATGCCGCATTATATTTTGGATCATCATAAACTTTGCTCAATAGGCCGCTCCTTTCCTCTATGGCTGCTCTGCGCATAGATGTTCAAAACTTCTGCCGGTATCTGTTCCAAAATCGCCACGGCACTGTCATAGTCGCGCCGCAGCTTGAGGTCTTCGATCTGCTTTAGGGTGCTGACCTTCTGCGCCGATGCAAGAGATTCTTCCAGCTCGGCATTTTTCGTTTTCAGCTTTTTGTTTTCGGATGCTGTTTTCGTAAAAGCCACGCCATATTTCCGCAGCAGCGTGTCCATCTTCTCCACGCTGGGAATATAGCTATCCAGAATCTTGCAGATTTCCTCCGCCCGGCTTTTGGCGTTAAAGGGATTGATTCCAGTGAGCAGATCCTCCAGTTTGCTTTTCTGTTTGGTCAGTCTGGTCATCTCCTTAAATACGCGGGGCGGGATATGGTCGCGCCCGGTCAGGCTGGCGCTCTCGCCACGCTCCAAATCTGGAAACTTCTTGACCATGTGTTTCCAAAACTCATCCTGCCACCAGGTCAGCCTCTTTTTATTGCCCATGATGTCTTTGGCGCTGAGCCTGCCGTCCTCCGTCAAAGGGACAAAACAAAGGTGCATATGGGGCGTTTTCTCGTCCATATGCACCACGGCGGATATAATTGTCTCTTTGGACTGATGCTGTTCCAGAAAGTGCAGAGCTTCCTCGAAAAATACCCGAATTTCCGCCCGTTTCTTTCCCTTAAAGAACTCCGGGCTGGCTGTGAACAGCGTCTCGATCATACGGATACTGTCTTTCCGGGTACGGCATCCGGCAGCGGCAATTTGCCTCTCTGACTCGGCCCGGTACTTGCCGGGCGGTTTGACCAGATGGAAGTTGTACTTGCTTCGGCTGGTATCCACATCGGGATTACTGGCGTACTTTTCCTTTGTGCGCTCGTTATGGGCCTCGATATTGCCGATTTCAGGCCCCTTATATTTGGCAAATCGCATAATCGCGTATTGTGCTTTTTCCATACTCAATCCCTCCGTTTCTGCCAGACAATGTCATATCCCAGCACGTCAGCCAACTCCACGGCCTCCCGATACCGCAGCGATTCCCGCTGCAATTTTCCGGAAAGATTGGATACGCTGTCGCTCCACCCATACTCATCGTGCAGCTGGTCAACGACTTCCTGCATGGTGTAACCGGCGCGGATGATCTGCGCCTTGATTTCGTTTCGGATACTTGACTTCATAAAATATATTCCTCCATTTTCGCAAGTGAAGCCCTTTGTCACTTGATAGATAAAACATGATTTTCGGTTGCGTCATAAAAAGAACCGGCTACGCTGGGGAGCGCACCGGCTTTGGTCAATGGTGAAATTTGTGCAAATGCTGTTTTGCGATAGAAATGATTCCCTGCGTATCGTTGGTCAACGGCGGAATATTCGACTTCACAGAAATGCGGGACTTTTCACTGTTCGGGCTGTATTGTCACAAAATGCTGCAATCTGTACGTCGTTCCGTGAGCCACCATCCGGCGAACTGTATACGGATAAAAGAGAAACATTTCGCTGTTTTGAGATTGCTCTAAAATATGCCTGCAAAATCACCGCTTTTACTGACCGCTTCAGGTGTGGTCAAAATGACCACACCTACTTCACAGCACAAAAGCGCGAAGAATTTCACGGTTCTGGTGGTGGACAAAATATCCATAACCACTTTTACACATCAAAATAGGTGTACCCAAAATGGGCACGACCACTTTATCCAAATGAAGCGCCTCTACAATATATGAGGTAACAGGGTCAATCGCTGCGTACATACGTACCGGCGACCAGATCGGAAATCAATCCCGCCAGTCTTCCGGTACGTACGTACACTGTGAAGCGTCCGTAAACTCGTTTATATGCGGCCTTGCCACTGCCTCGATCCCCATAAAGCCCCATACCCGGCGTCCTGCCGAATTGGTAATCGTGTTGCAGTGTTCCAGATTGTACTTACCGCAGGCTGCCACCAGCGCATCGCTGAAGCTGCGGCGTTTGAGTGCAGTCAGGCTATTTTCCTCGCACCACATCCGGTAAATGTCGTAGCAATCCTTTGAACTGATGGACGCATCCGCTTTCAGCTGGATATAGCCCTCGGATTCCAGAAAATCAAACACATTATTGTTGTCCCGCTTGACGGCCTCCCGGTTCTCTTTGGTGCGCTGGCTCTCGGTGAACTTGAAGTTGTTCGCTACCAACCGCTGCAATCCCGCAAAAGCCCACAGCAGAATGCCCTCCACCTCGGCCTTCATCTTCTCTGCCAGGTCGGGATCATCCACACGGTCGGCAGGTTTCTCTTTGGCGGTCAGCACCAACTGCCGCCGATAAAAGCCATCACTGCGGTCAAAGAGAGCCTGCAAGTCGCCATTGCTGAATGCCAGCAGCCGGGCGCACATCCATCCCTGATAGCTCTGCTTGCCTTTACGCTCCAAATCCATTTTACCCTGTGCGGTGACGATGGATTTGACATAGTTGGTCTGCCGCAGGGCCTCCATCCGCATATCATCATCGACACACAGCAGAATGTGTTCCAGATCAGCGCGGGCAAAACGGTTCTCGGAAATTTTGCCGATGCTGCCGTCCTTCATGTTGCTGCCGAACAGGGCGGACAGCACCGCGCCGATCTGGCTCTTACCCTCGCCGCCATTGCCCTTAATGACCATCATGCGCTGTCCCTTGTTGCTGGGGATCAGGCAGTAGCCGATATATTCCTGCAAAGTGGGAATGTCCTCCGGGTAAAGAAGCCCATCCAGAAAAGCCAGCCAGCGGGTCGGCGTGGGCGCATCGGGATTATAGGCCACCGGCAGGCGGCAACGCCCGATGGCCCGTTTTCCCCCCCTGAAGGAGCCATCCAGAAACAACGTGCCGTTTGCCAGATGAATGCGGTCAGCCTCCGGCGGGAAATCCTCTACCAGCGCCGCCAGCTTCATCAGCTCCACGATATTGCTGATTTTGCGGGGGATATTGCTGACCGCACAGCATTTCAGTTCCTCAAAAATTTCTCCACGCAGTGGCAGCTCATCGGTCACGCGGCCATCAGGCGTGAAAAAAGCTCCGTTTGTGTAGATGATTTTGTGTCTGCCGAGAAAATCATCACAAAACAGGGCTTCATTGATACTCTTGCCGTCAAACCAGATGGGCTGGTTGGCCTCACGCGATTGCTCGTTCTTCGCCACGGTGCTGCACCTCCTTTTCCAGACGTCTGAGCCGCTGCTCCAGCGCGGTGATAGTGCCGTCCTTCAGCAGCATATCCACCGCTTTCACACGCTGCTTCAGTTCCGCAAACATGAGAACGTCCAACAAATCATTTACATACTCGATCATATGACAGGCTTCCACAAAGCGGTCATCCAGTTCATCCTCCGGCGATTGCGGGGCATATTCGACCTTCCAGCGTTCCAGCAGATGCAGATAATCGCAGAGCACCCGCTGGCAGTGTATCTCATCGTTGCGGAAAGCCTGCGCCAGCGGATAGGGCTTTTTCAAAGCCATCGCTGCCGGGGGCTTGTCCGGGTCGATGCCAAAGTCATAGGCCAGCTTCTTTGCGGCCTCGTAGCTGCTCAGGCCGAACAGCCGCGCCACAAAATCGATCACATCCCCGGTAGCCCCGCAGCCAAAGCAATAGAAATAATCCCTGTTCAGCTTCATGCTGGGATGCCGGTCATCGTGGAAGGGGCAGCAGATCATATCGCCCCGGTTGACCTTACAGCCGTAGTATTCGGCGGCCTGCTTCACGGTGACAGCGGATTTTACAGTTTCAAATAAATTCATAGGCTTTGTCCTCCATTATTTATTGACGGTATCTGCCCGTCTGCCTGAATATACGGGGAAAAAGCCTATAAACCGAAAAATCCGCTAAAAGTGCAAGAAATGAAAAAACGCCGCCCTGAAATCTTGCAAAAATGCAAGACCTCAGAGCGGCGAAGCCAGCGGAAAGCATTTGCCCGCGCTGGTTTTATCAGGTATAATGGATAAAGAGAGTTTTCAGAAGAGAGGTGCGTCACATGGAGGGAGCCTATCTGCCCGGCAATATCCGGCAGCGGATGCAGGAGCTTATGAAGGAACATAAAATTACCCAGGCACAGCTGGCGACCCGCATCGGCAGCACCGAGAGCGCCATCAGCCGGTTTGTCAGCGGTAAGACTGATAAGATCAGCACAGAACATTTGCTCCGCATTGCGAAAGTGTTTGAAGTCTCCACAGATTTCCTGCTGGGGGAAGTCAACACGCCCGACCGGACAAATTTTGATATTGAAGAACTGGGCCTGTCGGTGCAGGCGGCGCGGAATCTGTACACCGGAAAAGCCAATGCAGAGATCGTCAACCGCCTTTTGGAAAGCCCTCGCTTTGCAGAAGTCACCTATATGATTGAGCAATATTTTGACGATACGCTGGCCGCCGGTTTCGCCGGACAGAACCAGATGCTTACTACTCTCAGCGCCATGCTGCGCCGAAACAATAAAACAGACGCTGCGGTGCAGGCGGCCAGAACTGTCAACCGGCAGAAAGTTCCCGTATATCAGGCAGACCTGACGATGATACAGAACACATTTATGGCGGCGCTGCGGGAAGTGAAGAAAGAGATCGGCAACGATTTCACAGCAGCGCAGTCCTTGACCAAGGGCATCACTCAGCAGATGTTTACCGAACTCACCAAAGGGGCGGATGTTCATACTCCGACCATCACGCCCGAAATGATTTCCGCCGCCGTCACCCAGAGCGCAGCGGGGATGGACGGTGTGCAAAAGGAAGCATTAGACAAGTTCGGTCAGGCGCTGACGGAATTTCTCCAATCCACCTTAGACCACGCGCAGGAGAAGCAAAATGCCGACCCGGAGCAATGAGCAGCTGTGCAGACTGGCACAGAAAGGGGATACGGCTGCCCGTGACATTCTGCTGGAAAAGAATCTGGGATTCATCCGAAAAATTGCGCTGGAGCAATACCGAAACATGGGGCTGGATGAAAATGATATTGGAATTGATTTGGATGATTTGATGCAGGAGGGAAGTATCGGCCTGCTGAACGCGATCCCTTTGTTTGATGCCGGACGGGGCATGAAATTTCTGACCTATGCAGCACCGGCGCTCCGCAACGCCATGACGGACTGCATCCGCGCCGCCCTCGGTTTATTTGAGCAACGGATGGTGGATAAGAAAGACGCCCCCGGCTTCCAGAGAGTATATCTGGATGACGTTCTCTCAGAGGATGAACGGATGCTGCGGATCGAAGCCATAGCCGACCCTCACACCCAAACGCCGGAGCAAATCTATATCCAAAAAGAGCAGCTGATAGAATTGTATGCGGCGCTGGACAAGCTGACAGCCAGAGAGCAGACCTATCTGCTGTACCGCTATGGCTTTACCGATGGAATCGAGCACCCGCTGATCGGCGCGGCGCTCCATTTCCATCTCAGCGAGAGCCGGACAAAGAAGGTGGAGGGCGAGGCGATGGACAGCCTGCGCGGAAAGCTGCCGTGGTGGTTCTGATACGATGGGAAGCAGCGGCTGACGGGGGCTTTGATATACCTTTGTTCCGCAAATGACACGGCTGACAGACAGTGCTTGCCCGCACCGCCTGCCAGCCTTTTTCTGTCGCTTATGCTGCCCCGCAAGGGGCAACCTTTCCCGCCAGAACGCCGCAACTGTGGCCACACTTTTCAGGGTGTGCTACAATTCCGGCTGCCATCTGCTCCACAAAGGTATAACACACTAGACTTTCCTACGGAAAATCGTGTGCCACGAAACCGCCGGTTTCTTTGGATTCTTCCGGTCAAAGGGGAACACTATCCCCTCTGAACACCCCAGACAAAGGAGAACGCTGTTCCCTTTTGGAATCCCCTTGCCAATAGGGATGCTACCGCCCTATTGAATGATTTAGATAAAAAACAAAATAAAGCATAGTTCGCCAGCACACCGCTATTCTGTCATTACCTTACACAGACATCTTGTAACTTTTTCGTTAAGCCTATTGACTCTGATACTTCGGAAGAGATATAATATAGTTGCTACTTAGCGAGCCTAAATAGCAAAGCTAAAGAGAGGCGACGATATGAATAACAAATATGTCCAGCAATTCAAAAAAGGCTCTCTGGAAATGATACTTTTGTGCCTAATCGGACGCAAGGAAACTTATGGATATGAAATTATAACTGAATTGAACAATAGTGCGTCTGTTTTGGGATATGCGAAAGAGGGAACCATTTACCCCATTTTGTATCGTTTGCAGGAAGCAGAACTAATCAAATGCCGATTGGCTCCGGCTGCGGCAAATGGCGGCTCAAAAAAGTATTATTCTTTAACGGATAAAGGCAGGAATGTACTTGATGAACTAATCTTATTTTGGTCAAGCTATGAAAACTGCGTAAACGGCTTTATAGAAAGTTATCAACAAGCGAGGGTATCCAAATGAAAGAACAATATATCAAACAGGTTGAAAAGGAACTATCTTTACCACGCAAAATGAAAAAAGAGGTTGTACGTGACTTGAATGAAGTTTTTGCGTCTGCTATGGAGCATGGAGAAACAGAGCAGCAGATTATCCAGCGTTTGGGGACGCCAAAAGAATTTGCAGACAGCACCGCAGAACAGTTTGGCATTGATAACACCAAATCGAAAAAAAGGAACGGTATCATTTCTACTCTTGCTGCGCTTGTTATCGCGGCTGCTGCCTTTTCGGTATATGCTGTTACACAATCAGGAAAAGTACCAGAAGGAGCAATCGGACAAGCCGACGCGACAACAAATATACAGATTGAGGGCGCGTTTGCCTTTGATATTTCGCAAATCCTTTTGGCTATTGGGTTTGCAGCAACAGCTATTGCTCTTTTGTTAATTATCCGAACCATACACAAAAACAGGAGGTAACCAATGAAGAAATATATTTCTGTATTCACAATCATGATTATGATTTTTTTGGCTGCGTGTTCTAATCAAAATACCTCATCTACACCGACAAGCAATGAGAACAATACGCAATCTAATAGTGTTACAAAATTGGACGAGGGTGTTTGGCCTGAGAATGAGTACACAGAGGGGCTTCCTGTTGCGCCTGGTACGGTTGCATGGGCTACACTTGATACAGAACATGAGAATTGTAATATCAACCTTACCGGTATTAGCGAAAACGACTATAACGAGTATATGGAGCTTTTGAACCAAGAAGGCTTTTCCGTAATTGAAAATGTGTCAGAGGAAATCGAGGGAGAAAACTATGTTTCTATCGGGACACTTTTATCAAACGACGAAAAGTGGTTAAGTATCAGCTACATACCCAATAGTCTAACTATCTACATTTCCTTTGACAATAACTGAAAGAGATCACGGAATAGCAAAGCCAGCCGAGCCAGTCAACGGTCAAGATGAACGGCGCAAGCGCCGCCGTTGACAGCCCCGCCCGCCTTTGCAGATAGGCAATCAAGGGGCGACAGCAAGGAGTGCTGCCGCCCACAGTATTATCAGAGAGGGAGAATTCTATGAGAAATCGGATTGTAAAAGTGACAGAAGTTGTAGTCAGAAGCGCTTTTTACATCATCTCAAACTATGTATTTGTTAGCATGGGACTATCATTTCATACTCAATGGATTTCAATTCTATTTTTGCTTTCAATGGTATGGTCTACTATTGATTACGGAAAGTCCATAAATGAAATAATCGAAAAAAAGGTAATTGCTGAAATACTATGTATATGTTGCATTGCACTGAGTATAGCGATGGCATATTTTGTGGGATATATTCAAGGAGCATTCGTTTCCCTCTGAAAATACAGGGCCACAACTTTCCGCTTAATATATCAGTATGGAACAAGTTATCAAAAAGTCATGAATGCTCGTAGCTCACCGGCCCGGCCAGCAAAAGCAGTAAATCTGAAATTGATTTACTGCTTTTTTGCTCAATAGACTCTTAAATCATCTGAAAATATTTCAACGCATCCCTGATCGCCGCTTCCTTCTCCGGCGGACATTTTGGCACTTTAGCATCTTCCTTCTTTGACAGATTATAATTTTGCCCCACATCCAGCCCGCACTTGCGCTTTATTTGCGAGATGTAGAGGGAAGACACCTTCAAGCCAGTATGCTCCAACACATACGCCTTGATCTGCTCGTAGGTCGCCCCCTTCTGGAACCCGGACATATCCATATCCTCCAGTGAGAACTCCACACGAACCTTCTTCGAGTCGATTTCTCCCTTGGAAAGCAAGACAACCGTCTCAACGTGATCCGCCCTTGGGAACACGTCCACTGCGCCGGC